TTGTGAAAAACATGAATACGTTCTGCACCAGCTGTATCATCAACTTCGATGACATGTCCACTTTCAGTTTCTGTTACGTGATTGAATGGGTACTTGGCCGCATAAGACGTTTCAGGCGCTCCAATAGTTCCATCAGGAGTATAACTAATAGTGTTAGTGCCTCTTGCAAGTTTATTAACATCACTCTCATCAACATATTTTGGATATACACCATTTGGATCATTAAAACCTTTTGAAGTATCTGCTGAAAACTTAGGTGCTCCAGCAATCGTTCCCATTATGTATGGTTTTTGTGCTTTTTTTCCATCTGCAAAGAATCCAATAACCCACGTTCCTTCAACGATTCCCGTAGGTGATTTACCTTTTCCAGAGACGCCTGCTGAAGTGACATCTTGGATAGGGATTGCCCATGGTAAACCGTCAGTAGGTATTTCGTTCTTATCTTCGGTGTGCCAACCATAACACCTGACACGCAAACGTCCGAGTTGTACAGGGTCATCACGGTCTTCGACAACCCCGAAAAACCATACAAAGTCATTTATTCCTAGGAAGTTCTTCATCAACTTCTACCCAACCTGTTTCTCTGCTATATTTTCTTTTAACTTTTTCTGTAGATTTTGGTTTAAATACATCGATACTGATATATCCATCTAGTGTTTCATTATTTGCTGAGTCATGTGGATCATCTGTATGTTTTGCTTCTTTTATTTCTTGTAAAAATTCTTCTGCCATATTTACTCCTATGTATCAATTGCTAAATCAAATAGAACCGGTCCCGCTTCTACTATATTTCTGAAATAACATTTGTACTCTTTTCTTTTTTTCTTTGTTACTGGATCTACTACGTTTGTGCTTTCAAATGTAAACTTACCTCTAATTTTAAATATCAAAGATTCACCTTTTTCACCAGTTGGATCTAAAGCTTTATCGAATACTTTAAGCATTGGATCCGTATTGTTTTTTCTAAAATATTTAGCTTCAAATTTAGATGAGAAAAACTCTACAGCTTTTTCAAACTGAGGTCCAAACTTAGCTTTCTTATATGAACCTTTATCTAGTTTTACCATTTCTATAGTGTCATCGCCTTTTGTAATACCACCCTTGAGAAAACGTGCAATCACTTTCAAAGACTCAGCATCACCTTTTTGAAAGATAGCTTGTAATTGTTTTGCCGCTTCTTTATATGCTGGTTCACTCGCATCTCTCATGTTCTTTGCAATTGCAGAACCTTCTAAATTCTTTGACTCTTCTCTTGATAAAAATCTTTTTGTCATATCCATAGATTGAAATATTTTGTCATAGTCTTTTCTTTTAGAACTTACATCTAAGCTTAACTTTTTAAATATTTTAATCTGATGATCAAATGTAATACCTGCTACCTGATCAAACTGCTCACCACCTGTAGTCTTGAGTGATATCTGTTGATCTAATGGCTTACCATCTATTGTAAGTTTAATATCAGCTTTCGTTCCTTTTTGATCACCGGTGCCATCTGAGTTTACAAAGACGCTGTTAACAACACGATTGATATGTGTGCCTATTGCGTGATACTTTAGACGCTTATCATTGTTTGCATATTTTATAGAACTTTGAAATATTTTTTTTACTTTAGGATCACTGTCCCAGTTTTTCATGTCTGAGATATATTCCCATGATGGTGCTGGTATTGCTACACGAAACTTTATCTTATCAGTGATGTTAACTGTAACACCTGTCTCTTTTTTGTCGCTTCTTCTAAATTCTATTTCTTTTGGTAGTTTACCTCTAGCAACCAAAAGTTTTTTTAGTATTGTTTTTACATTTGCTATTTTTACTTCTTTTTCAGGTAACATGAAACGTGCAACGACAGCCGCACCTAATATAGGTTCAGATATATCACCATAGTTTTTCTTTTTTTCTTCTGCTATGAAAGATTTGAAAGTTTTTCTTTCTTCTCTTACTATAGGTTTAGGTTTGAATACAAATCTATCTGGTTTACCTATCTTTTGATAATTTTTTATTTGTTCAAATGTTTTCATTTTAAATCGAACTTCTTCTTAATCGCTCTAACACTTTGTGGCGACAATGGTGAATTTTGTAAAGCCCATCTTAAAACTTGAGTAAGTATACCTCTATCTTTTTCATACTCTTTACCACTTCTTTTGATTGTTACATAAGCAAAATCTTTTACTGCTCTGCCTTCATATCCTGGGTGAAAGATTGTTTTCTCTCTATTGTTCAAAATGACATGTACTTGTCCATCTACATGTTTTCTACCAATACCTGTTCTGTTACCAAAAGCCATAGACTTGATTCTCTGTAACATATTCTGAGCGGCCTTCTGATGAGACTGAAATAATATTGCATCAGGTACAACTCTGTCTCTTTCTTTATTTGCTTTTGCGGCTTGCTTATAGCTTGTCAACACCCAAACTAAATGTATGTTTCTAGGTTCATAGCCAGCTTCAATAAGTTTAGGTGCTACATCACTTATATCACTGCTATCTTTCATTGTAATGTCAAAAAGTATATTTGGCAATCTATCTGTTTTAGCACCAGTTAACAATAAGTCAAGTGTTCTATCTTTAATACCCTTTTCTCTTACAATAGTGTGTAACTTAAATACATCTTCAGGATTTCTTAAATTTAGTTTAGCTAACTCTGAATCTTTGTCTTTCATTTTCGCAAGCTTGATAAGAGCCTTCTTCCACTCATCAACATCTCGTACTTTAAATTTCTCGCCTTGCATGAAATTCTGAATCGCAAAACCTTTACCTGAACCAGCACCACCAGCCATAAAAACAATTTGCCCATAATTCTTACCGTTATTAAATAATATTAGTTTCTCTTCTAGTTCTTTAAAACTATTTAAAATTTCAAACTCTGATTTTGTCAGTATCATTCTTCCGTACCCGTATCTTTAACACATTCTAAATGTGTGTCATACATTTCTTTTGTTATAGAGTGTCTACACTTAGTTATCAAGTATTTGCCACTAGTGTATTTATCTTCTTCTTTTCCTTCTTGAAATGAGGTTGCTGGTGTAAATTTACAATCTATGACATCTCCTACATTTAATTGTGAGTTTCCTGGTACTGTAATACGAATCACTTGATTTGTCAAGTGTTTTAAGTAACTGTCTCGTATTGGATCTTTGAGAACATCTCTTTGTGCTAGTGGATTCTCTTCTGAAAATACTGGATCAACATCATGGCCTCTTCTAGATGTCTTGAGATGTACAATAGCATTGTCATCTGCACCGCCAGGAATTGTAAATTTATTAAGCTTTGAAAATCTTTCTACTTCGTCTTGATATTTGTAAATCGTTTTTGTAAAATCTTTTCTGAGAGGATCAAGTTCTATAGTTGTTGCGGCAAACAAACCATCTGACATTTGTTCTGTTAAATCACTCTCTTTTATTCTTTCTAATTTTTTTATGAAGTATGCATTCATACCTTTTTTATATGAATCTGTATTATAAGATGATGGGTGATAGTGATACTCTTCGCCTTTTGGTTCTTCTTTTACTAACTTACCTAAACTTCTAAATTGATATCCTAAAAAGTTCTCATAAAATAATAGTTTAGATGCAACATCATCATCTACTGCTTCAGAAGATAAGTAACTAATTGCTTCTATTGGATTATATCTTGGTATAACACATTTATGCAAACCAGTTGTTGTGTGTGCAGTTTCTAAACCTTTCTTTGTTACTTCTCTACCTTCTTTTTCATATAGTTGATAGATAGACTTAATTTCTGGTGTCATAATAAATTCATCAAATATTATTTCAACTATTTCACTAATCTTTTTACCACTACCTATGCCAAATGCTTTTGATATTTTTTTGTCAATTACATTAAAATGTTCTAAAGAAAAGGCCTCTATAATATATTTTTCATTACCCGTTGTTGTTCTTTCTCTATGCTTTACACCATTTACTGCAAATAACATTTTCATTGTTTCAAACTCTGGATCTCTAGTTTTAAATGCCACATAAACTGTTTCACCACCAGATAGTCCTCTAGGAACAGCGTTAACAAAACCAGCAGAATCATTAACAGCTATTTCTAATTTCATGAATGGTTGAAAAATATTCTGTAAAACATTTAATTCTAAAGACAAAGGTAATATGTTGGTTGGCGTGCCTGACTTGTCGATGAGTTCTAAATTTTCTAGAACAAAATCTCCAGGGAATCTATAATTCTCTGACATTATGCTAGTACCGATTTAACTTCTTTAACTAATTGATTT